TTATTTTACTGTAATCAAGCCATCTGGCTCTACTGTGAATTCTGGCTTGTCTGCCAGTGTTCCGTCTGGTTTGAGGTAGTACCAGCCTGTTCCGTCCGCTGACTGGATAAAGGCATTTGATACCATAGCACCTTCTTTAGCGTCTAAGTAGTACCAAGTGTCCTTGTACTTGACCCAACCTGTCTTCATGGCACCTTCTACATCAAAATAGTACCACTTCTCAGCGATTTTCTTCCAGCCTGTGGCCATTTCGCCTGATTGGTCAAAGTAGTACCAATTACCGTCTGTGTGCTTCTTCCAGCGGTCTGAAAGCATATAGCCTGAGCCATCGAAATAATACCAGGTACCGTTGATTTTCTCAAACTTATCTTTTGGATAAGAGCCGTCTGAGTGTACGTACCAGTAGCCAGTGCCATTTTTCTGCCAGCCTGTTGCAGCTCTCAAGCCGTTTTCGATGTCTTGCTTAAACTGTTCACGGCTAATGCCCCATTTAGCAAGATATGGATATGGATCCACATGGTCTGAGTGGTTGTTTGGTTGGTTATTGGTACAGTATTCATGCGTCTTGATACCTGCCAAGTCGTCTGTATCAAGAGTCTTCGGCAAGCCTGCTTCGTCCGCTAGATTGCGTAAGAGTTCGATATAAAGGCGGTAGTCCGTCATGAACTCTTCTTTAGTTGAATGGCTTTCAATCAGTTCAACCGCTGCGTAACTCTCAGTATTCCAACCGCCCCCAACATCCCAACTTCCGTTGTTCACAGGACCTACTTGCATGACACGGCCATTTCCGACAACATGTGAAAAGAACCCTAGTTCAGGGTCCTTTCTATAGTGGTAATCAGCCTCATTTTGAGCTGTTGAGTTACGGTTGCCTGTTGAGTGGGCGTGTACTTGTCGATAAGGCTGCACCCCAACCTGGGGCAAGCCTGTTCGTAGTCTGTTTCTATCGATATCCATTACTCTTGTCCTTTCCAAGCGTCGTTCATCTGTTTCACTGCTGACTCTACGAAGGTGTCTAAGTCTTTGTCAGTCATGCTAATATTGTATTTTGTAAGCTCAGCACGAATTTTAGCGCGAGCCTGTGCCAGTTTTTCATCTCCCTTGTAGCCAGTTTCAGCAGCTACCTGCTCCACGGCATTAACTGCGTTCTTGGCCAAGATTTCAACAATCTTGATAGTCTTTTCTCCACCTTTTTTGACGAGGTATTCCTTGACTGCCCTAACTACAACCCCTGCCAAAATGACTAGGATGCTGATTGCTCCATTAGTAATGATTTCAGTAATTTGTTGCATTTGTTATTCTCCTTTTTCGATTTCTTCCATGCGGTCGTTCATGCGAACCATTTCTTTTTGAATGTCTCCGACCGTGTGAGTGATTGTGGTTAATTCTGTAGTGGTCTTTTCTAGGTGAGTCATCAAACGCTCTTCTCGTCTATTAGAGTCGGCCTTTGATTGCTCGTGCAAATCCATAATCTTCTTCTCTCGCTTGTCCGAAGTCTTGATAAGATATCGAATGATAATAAAGAAAAGCAAGATAAACAAAATCGCCCAAGCTACCTGACTTTGAGCGATTTTTTCAGCTTCTTCAATTGGCATACAACCTCCTATTCTTTAGGTTCTACCGTTGGAACCGTCCAGTCAGGATTGCCCTCTGCATCAAATTTCATGATATAGAATTCATGATTCAACAGAACGGCTACGTTGATTGTTGCGATTGTACCACCCCACTGATTGAACGCCCAAACGGTTTCAACATCCTTGAATTGGCGACGGCCATTTACGATCACAGGACGTTTTTGAACGTCACGATACATATAGAAGTCATCGCTTACATTCTTGCAACGAATGAACTCTCCATTTTCTTTCATGTAGCGCAAAGCACTCGCAAGATCAAATGGTTCTGTGATTTTTGTAAGGTCTAGTAAGTTATCTGTGTTTTGAATTGTTTCTGCCATGTCTATTCTCCTTTGTCTGCTGGTTTAGTTTGTTCATCAAGCAGAGCTTCCAGCTCATCCACTCGTGCTTGAAGTCTTTGATTCTCTTCCCTTTGCTCATTCAACTGAATACTCAAGAAATTACTTGTAATCATCGAATCTGTTGAAGTTGTTGACATTTCACGAATTGTCATTTGTAAGGCTTGGTTAAGCTGTTCTGTGTTCATTTTCTAAGTTCTCCAATCTGTGTGTTCGTTTTCTATTTTCAAGAGCAAGCTCCTGAATTGCTTTAAAGTGTGATATTGGTCAACATGTTGTTATTCATGCTATTGTTTTCTCCATTTTTTCTATTTTTTGATTTAATTCTTGAATAGCCTTGATTAAGTAAGGAACTAAAGCGGTATAGTCAATATGCAGATAGCCATCTGGATTCTCAGGATCTCGTGAGACAATTTTTGGAACGATGGTTTCAGCCTCTTGAGCTATTAGACCAATCTCCTCATGTTTCTTATTTTCGATGAAATCAAATGCAACCATTCTTAATCTGTTGATTTTATCCAAGGCTTTCACAGCTGTATCTGTGATGTTCTCTTTTAAGCGTCTGTCTGATTTTTGTTCCATCCAATACTTCACGCTACCGCTACCGACCTGATTCCACCAAACAACCGCATTCCTTCCTCCTTTGGGATTCCAACCATCACCAAGCACATCTTTACTTCCAAGTTCGATACCATTTGAAAACACAGGAGAACGAGAAAAAGTAGTATTCCCATAGAAGTTTGCTCTCGATGAATTCGAAAAATCCACTTGATCATAAAAACCGACTTCATTCCTACAGTACATTTTCCCATCAGTATTGACGTTCCATGCTTTAGGTCCGGCATAGTTCCAATTATTTCCCCAGTTCGCCCAGAAGGCTGTCCGGACTCCATACCCGGCACCATTCCCCATACCAACAGAGAACTGATTGACACCTGAAATCCAGCGACCGCCACCCTGGTCAAATTGACCAAGTGTGAATCCACCGATTCGGCCTTGATAGGCTTCTAGGAAGGTTGAGCTAGAAATGACGGACTCAACCTTAATAGAGAAGATACGTTTAGATATCAGTTGGTCAATAAAAGCATCAGTTGCAGTTAATTTTTTAATAAGCGCATCGTCAACTTTCAACTTCTCAGCAGTTACCGCTTCAGCGTCTAATATCGTAGTCGTGACCGAACCAGCTTCAAAATTGCCCGTTTTCAGCTTATCAACCATAGCAGACTTGATGACTGCTCTGTCAATCAGGGTCTCTCCAGTGATGTGGGTCAATTTCCCAACAAAGCGGTTATGTCCATTGGCGCCAAGATTGATTCCAGAGATGATATCTCCAGCCGAGTTGATGTTTTGAACTGCCCATGAGCCAGCTAGTAGAGTCATTTTTGTTTGCGTGGCTTCAAGCTTCTTATTCGCATCTACGACTGCATCTTCTGGATGTGGTTGCCATGTTCTAGGTTTATAACCTTTGTACAAGTCAACTTCTGTAATATACAAATCAGCTGTTCCTGATGATGAGCCATTGTTATCAAAACGAATGTAAGCATTATCCATTTCTCCGGAATTAAAAGTTACTGAGACATCTTCGCATCTAGAGGTAGATAGTTTCTTGCTGCTAACAACTTTCTTAACGATTGTGAATCCATCGCTCTCGCCTGCTCTTCGTCCCAAAATATAAACATCATAGCTTGCTAGAGCACTGTTGTTAAATCCTCTAAAATTCAGTACATAGTCAGTATTTCGTTCAAGATTAAAACGGTGACTATACAAAAAGTTTTCGTTTTTAGTTGCATTACTTAAACGCATAAGGTCTTTCTGCCCGTTGTGATAAAAGCTATGCTTAGCCAATCTTCCTAAATTTTGAGTTGAGCCCCATTCATTCGTAGCATTTTTAAAATCACTATTCTTAATGAGGTTAGGGCCGCTTACACTATATTTCCCAACCTCAACCTGAAACAGTTGATTGGTCAGAGCCATGCGAGCAACCTTATCCGCAATTCCATTTTCAGTATTGCCCAAAATCCGCTCGTAAAGTTTACTGGTTTCCTTAACACGCTGGAAGTCAGTAGTCTCTACTTTTCGTGCTAGTTGATTGGTCACATTCGCAAATTGACTATCAGCATTCGCTTTGTTTGCAGAAACCTGATCAGATATTCTACCCATTTGTCGTTCAGCATTATCCTTGTTTGTAGCGACCTGAGTCTTTAAATTTGAAATCTGATTATCTGCGCCTTGTTTATTACTGTTTATCCGATTTGAAATATTTGAAATCTGAGTAGTGGTTCCTTGCTCACTGCTTGTAAGTCTATTTGATAGACCACTGATTTGACCGCCCACATCTTGCTTATAAGTAGTTATCTGACTTGAAATATCCGTGAACTTACCATCTACAGATTGACGATAGCTAGCGATTTGACTAGCGATGTCTTTATTCGCACTAGTTTTAACAGCTTCAATCCTTTGATTGATACCCTTAACATCTTCTTGATAAGTAGCCTTACCAACGAAATCACGATTGACCAGCTCACGGACTGCTGTCGCTTGTCTCGTGCTCTCCTCACGAGTATAGCGCTGTAGGGCTTCCTGTCGCTGACCGTTTTTATTTACATATTCCTGAATAGCTGATAAATCGGTTCGCAAGCCCTGAGCTGTCCGCTCAAAGGTAGCCTTAGCCTCAGTGATGAGACCATCAGCGTCCTCAGGCGCAGGACTCCAGTCCGTCGCCACACTACCGATTTCAACCTTGATTCCTGTTACCCAAGCTGTACCGCTTGTAGCACCTTCAAGATTGAATCGCAATGATGTCTTCAATTGATCAAAATTTGTTTTTTCAGAGTAGTCATAAGTGAATGTAATATATTTCCAATCTGCCGAACCTTTATACATACCAAGCGTAGCATAATCTGGACCACTCTGTACTCCGGTCTCACTATTTTTTCTAAAAAGATAATGTTTGAAGCAATTAAATACATTCCAAAAATTTCGACCTTGAACTACATTTTCGTACTTGATCCAAGCGCTAAAAGTAACTTTTTGATACAACCTTGAGCTGAAATCTGGTTCAAGGTTGAACGTTAAAGTAGAGTTGTTCTCTAGCCTATAGCATTCTTTTTGACCTGTGACGTGGTTTTCAGGTAATTTTTCAATTACAGCTCCAACCGTCTTGGATTTTATCCATAGATTCCGGCCTCCCACCTTCATTTTTGAAAATTCTTCACGCAATTTCCCGGCTTCAGATACAACTAAAGTCTTATCTGCTTTATCCTTGGTTGCGTTCAGGATTTCCTGACGGATAGAGCCGGCTCGCACCTCAAATTCAGCCTGACTCAACTTCTGATTTAGTTTGTTCTGCGTGTCTGTCTCAAGACTCTTCACCGACTGCCTAATATTTTCAGCAGTCACGTTGAGTGCGCTGATATCCACTTTAGTTCTAAGGCCTTCAGTCAGACGGCTTACACCAGCTTCGAGTGAATCAGCACGCTGTTTAAAGTTGGATTCGACCGCTGAGACACGTTCGTCTTGGTCTTCGTATGCTGGTGACCAGTCACCTGCAAGATTTCCCTCAAAAATGGCAGGGGCGCAGATTTCAACCCATACCCCCTCTTTACCGCCTACTTGAGGGCCATGGCGGCCAATGATGACCGTCTTGGCTTGATCTGTTGCGGTTTGGGTCCATTTAACCCAGCACAACTGCCAGTCTGTCGAGAGACGGATAATAGACAAGCCATCTGACGACCTTGACTTATATCCGCTGCTGTTTTCTGATGATACAACCGTGTTAGGATTGTAAAAATGACAGCGCACAGGATAGTCATTTTCACTGGCTCGTGCATAAAAGATAGCTATATACTCTGTCCCAGCCGTTGGTATAACGGTTCTTTCCACATAGCTATCCTGATATCTAGTTGCTCCTGCGACTGTTCTGATAACTTTAAAACCATTATATTCACTAACCGGCTTGTATCTCGCAAGCTCTTTTGTGCCTTTCAGCAGATTTCTGCGCCCTAAGTGCACACTCGCTATCTTACTAGCTAGCTCCTCAGCTGTCTGCGTGAGTTCTGACTTGCTGGCTTTATCCTTGGTTGCGTTCAGGATTTCCTGACGGATAGAGCCAGCTCGCACCTCAAATTCAGCCTGACTCAACTTCTGATTTAGTTTGTTCTGCGTGTCTGTCTCAAGGCTCTTCACAGATTGCCGGATATTTTCAGCAGTCACATTGAGTGAACTGATATCGGCTTTAGTTCTAAGGCCTTCAGTCAGACGATTCACACCAGCTTCGAGCGAGTTGGCTCGTTGTTTGAAGGTCGATTCAACTGTTGAAATCTGACCTTCTATATCTTCAGGAGCTTCTGAATAAGAAGTATCTACATCGCTTATTTCAAACTTCGGCATCCAAATCCAAACGGTTCCTTCTTGGTTGAAATTGAACAACCATTCATTTGTGGTCCGCTTGGATTCGTTTGTCCAACCTTTTGGAATATGGACAACATATCGCTTAATTTCTGTCGACAATGTCACATTTCCAGTTTTATATCCGATATTCCCTAATCGAGATCTTAGCATTATTCCATTTTTATTTGCCTTAGCATAAAAACTAATGATTACATCTTGATTAGTCGTACTTCCGGGAATTACTTTCCCGAATTGACCCAGAGCTGGATAAGTAACCTTGGGATTACCTCCATCACGGCCAGATGGATTCAGACCTATAATTTTAAGAGCCTTGTGTCCAAGATACTTACTTTCGCTATCGATAGTAACCGTATATGTACTCGTTGTCCAAATTCCTGTTTTTGGAATATCCTGCTTGAATAGTGAGTTCAAGAATAGATTTCGACCGGATGCCTGCACACTCGCTATCTTACTAGCTAGCTCCTCAGCTGTCTGCGTGAGTTCTGACTTGCTGGCTTTATCCTTGGTTGCGTTCAGGATTTCCTGACGGATAGAGCCAGCTCGCACCTCAAATTCAGCCTGACTCAACTTCTGATTTAGTTTGTTCTGCGTGTCTGTCTCAAGGCTCTTCACAGATTGCCGGATATTTTCAGCAGTCACATTGAGTGAACTGATATCGGCTTTAGTTCTAAGGCCTTCAGTCAGACGATTCACACCAGCTTCGAGTGAATCAGCACGCTGCTTAAAGTTGGATTCGACTACTGAGACACGGTCTTCTTGGTCTTCATACGCTGGTTGATAGGCTGGAAAATAATTACCAACCGATAACATAGCGTTCTCAATGACGACCTGCAGACCAGCAGGAAATCCATAATTAGTACCAAAACGAATGAACACATTATTAGTCTGATAGTCCTCAGAAGAACTAGACAAGTCAATCGTAAACTCAAAATGTTGGCGTTCGACAGTTCCACCTTTAAAAATTAAGTTTCTGTAGGCATACCATGGATGAGCACTAAAATGCACCATAGCAGGCATGTCATTTACTAGGGCGACAGGGAAAGTCACATCAAAAGATATGCGAACATAATCACGCTTGAACCTGTCACTGTTCTTCCAGAAATCAGGAACTATGAATGTTCGATAGTCGTATACCGCTTGACCTCCTGTTGTGAACGTTCTTGAACGTGAATTCCTGAAGTAATTCCGTGAACTACCTGCCTGCACACTCGCAATCCGACTAGCCAGCTCCTCAGCTGTTTGCGTGAGTTCTGACTTGCTGGCTTTACCATTGGCCAAGTTGGTCAGTTCTGACAGTCTACGAGTCGTCGTCTCCTCATACGTCGCTTGCGCTGACTTCACGCCAGCCAGTTCATTTTTAGTCCGGCTAAGTGCTTCAACTTGCTTGGCAATCTCAGTTTCAGCCTGTGCTTGCTTCTGTCGAATATCATTCGCGATAGTCCGTTTCAGGGCATCCAAGTCACCCGACAGAGCCGTTTGTGCGCTCGTAGTCTGCGACTTAAACGCTTCAAGTCTAGCAACAGAATCCAGCTCAATCCGCTTAGCTTCCTGTGCAAGCAGGGTACTTGCGCCAGCCAGTTCATTTTTAGTCCGGCTAAGTGCTTCAGCTTGCTTGGCAATCTCAGCTTCAGCCTGTGCTTGCTTCGGTCGAATATCATTCACTATAGTCCGTTTCAGAGCGTCTAATTCACCCGACAGAGCTGTTTGTGCGCTCGTAGTCTGCGACTTAAACGCTTCAAGTCTAGCAACAGAATCCAGCCCAATCCGCTTAGCTTCCTGTGCAAGCAGGGTACTTGCACCAGCATTTCGCAAAGCTTCCTCAGCCTTGCGCTTAGTTTCTTTCAATGGCCCGTTGTCAAAGCTATTAAAGCGCTGATTGATAGTATCAGACAGTTCTCTCTTGACTTCTTCAGCTCTGGCTTTGGCCAGTTCTACTTGATCGTTAAAGTCTTTTTTGATTTTGTCGACCTTTTGGTCAAAATCTTTATCTGCTGCTTCAATCTGCGCTTGGATTTTCGCTTCAATGTCATCTTGTTGCTTAATATGCTTGGTAATCGTACCCTCGTAAGAATACTGAGTATCGTTTCCAGCCTTACTATCTGCGCTGATACGCCCTCTCAGACCACCTTTAAAAGTAAAGCTCTGACTTAACACAGGAACTTTAAAAGTCTCTTTCTTGTTGGTCTGAATGGTTACCCACTGCCCGACCTCAAGCAGTAAATGCCCTTGGTAGTTGAGATTATACGGATAGTAAGTTAGGTTTTTCAGTTTGTAATACAGGTCATTTAAAGCGCTCTGGGTCATGAAGACATTGTCCAGTTCCAAAGACCGGCCTGTCTTCATACCGACCGTCAGAGACTTCTTGTCCGTCTTACAAGTGATACCAGCTATCTGATACTCAATCTCACTCTTGGTCAAGCCATGCAAGAAGTAACTGTCAGCGTTGATCGTGATATTGGACTCAGTCAAATCACGGATTTCCATCTTGCCTTCTCTGTTGAAGAAACAAGACATCCCAATCATCTGAGTCATAGCGCTCAGCATATCCCTAAAGGAAAGTTTCTTACCCTCAGGAACTTGCTCAATATGATAACGCATCGCGCTGATTCCGAAATAGTCATTCGCTAACTCAATGCCTGTTTTCAGGCAGATTTCCTGAATAACCTCTCGTACTTCAGCTGGGAAATGCAAGTCCGTCACGTACTCACGATTGAGCTTAAACATACCGTCCATAAGTTCAAGCGTGGTAGTGTTTCGGTTTCGGTCAATCTCAATATCGTTGATGAAGTATTCCCCCATCTTGACCCACTGGTAGGTATCCCCAACCAGTAGACCAATCTCAGGGTGCAGGGTATCCAGCTTATTGAACGTGGTAATGATATTGGTAAAGGTAATTTTACCGCTACCAGCGCAGGTTCCACCAGGCTTATAAGTATCGCCCTTAATGTAGCCATACTCAAAACTAGCCTCTTTGATATCCCGTGAAGCATAATCACCAACACGAATAGCCAGCGTCCTTTCCTTGGCAAACATGGCTCTGTCAAATTGTCGTCTAGTTAAAGCGTCCATTTTCTTACCTCTCTACCAGATTAAATTTAGCGCCAGACCAAGGTTTAAACTTCTCAGTAAAGGTATAGCTAGGAGCTGTCCTATCACCGACATAGAAAGTCTTTGTGACTTGGCCATCCATGGGGTCTGGATAAGATACCTCAAAAAATTCAGATGATACAGCATGTAAAAGCTGACTTAATTCTCCCTGAGTCATCATACCCCATTCACAGTCTAGTTTGCGTTTGGTCGTGATACGGTCACGCACCATGTCGCCATTGGCATTACGCCCTGTCTCTCCATCGATATCTTGAATACCGACTTGAAAAGATTTGGGAGGCTTCACAGCCACCCCATTGATTGTCAATTGTGCCATTTAACCTCCTAAATCTTGAGCAAGGTTTGACCTGCTCGTTCATGTTCCTTGTTTATTTCTTGGATGGCTACCCGTCCGAACTCATGGCCTGCGATTTGGATAACGATGTCGCCGTCGCCAGAGAATCCACCTTGTGGACTAACACCAGCCATGGCATTTACTACCGCACTGCTGACTACTCGTCCAAGTGTTTGGATAAATCCTGTATTTTCAAGTGGTACGACCGCCTCTTTACCAGCTTCACCAATCATGGCGATTGTTGGACTATCGACGATACCACCACGGGCAAGACGAGGGAGGCTAACTGTGCTTACACTACCAACCCATCCTAGACCAGGTAAGTTTCTGACAACGCCTAAAACTCCATTAATCATTCCGATGAAGCCATTGACTACATTTTCAATCGTTCCAAGAACCGCATTAACCGCACTCTTAAACGCTCCACCTACTGCCTCTCCGACCATCTGACCAGCATTTACGAAGATACTTTTAACAGTATCCCAAACGCCTTTAAAGAAGTCGCCAATAGAACTAAAAGCATCTTTTACTGCGTTGTAAGCATTAGTGAACATCTCACCAAACCAGTTTGAAACACTGGATAACGCATTAGTCACATCTGCCCATCTCTCGCCAAACCATGAACCTAGTTTGCTAAAGATGTTTGTTAAGCCAGTCCATGCTTTTTGGAACATGTCAGTAAACCATGCCCCGATATTAGCCAACGCACTAGTCACATCTGCCCAACGTTGTCCGAACCATGAGCCGATTGGTGTGAAGATATTAACGATAGCGTCCCATGCACCTTGGAATACACCAGAGAACCACTCTCCGATGCCAGAGAATATGTTTACAATGGCGTCCCATGCTTGCTGGAATTTCTCGCCAAACCATTGACCTATCGGCTCAAAGATTTCTTGTAGTTTCGTCCATAGACCGCTGAAAAATTCGCCAATCGCTTGACAAATACCACTGATAAAATCACATAGTCCTTGCCATGCAGTTTTAGCAAACTCAACAACAGTGTCCCAGTTTTGATAGAGCAAAACACCAATAGCAATTAAGGCTGCGATTGCTGCAATAATCCATGTTATTGGACTTGTCAAAACTGCTAACGCTGCATTAAAAGCCCATGTTGCAGCTGTAGCGACTCCTGTTGCAACAGAATGTGCAAATTTCGCCGCGGTTGCTAATCCCATTTTCGCTGCATGAGCAGTCCATGCTAGAGCTGATTTACCAAGTTCTAAAGCAGTTTTTCCTAGCTGTGCAATTGTTTTACCTGAATTGACCACAAAATCTTTTGCATATAAGGTGTTCAAATAGATTGTTTCACCAAAACTGACCAACTTATCAAATGTCAATGCTTTAATAGCAAGACCTAGATTCTTAATCCCTCCAACAATCAAAGAGACCTTACTACCTAACAAGCTGAATGCTCCTGCAAGTCCTCCAGCTTGTTCTGCCCATGATAAGAAATTAATCGTTTGCCAAGTTGTTATCAAAGCTACGATAGGTTCTTTGTTTTCTTTACACCAGTCAGAAAAAACGGTGAAACCATCTGCCACTAACTTAATAGCATCCGCCAATAGTCCCAAAGTGGCTAAAAGGCCACCTCCTAATAAATCTGAAATTCCTTCAATACTAACACCGAATACTCCTGATAAAAACTCAGCAAAAGGTTGCCAGGAATTCTCCCAGAGAATCTGAATAATGTCAATTAGCCCATTAAAAGCATTAGCAATAGAGTTAATAGCAGGGACTACATGTTCATCATAAACACGACTTAAGCCATCGCCAAATTTGTTAACAGACCTTTCAATGCTCTCAAATACAGGCGCAACAGTATCTAATAAACTTTGGAAGACTGATGAAATTTTAGGAGCGCTTGTCACAACGACTTTTTCAAAACCTTTAAACAAACTTCCTGCTAATTTACTACCAACTTCAACAATGGTAGATGTCAAACTCAACAGAGTTGACACAATAGCGCTACCGATACGAACCGCACCAGTTGAGGTAATGACGTCGTAGAAAGCACTAGAAAAGTCCTGAGCTATGTTTCCTACTGCCTCGGAAAGGTTACCAACATTATCAAACAAAGCGACTAGCGCCCTGATAATGCGTTCTTTTTGCCTTCCAAGGCCATTTGCAATACTTTCGGCAAGGAAAACACCGATACCTAGCCCGATAGTGGTTATTGAGCCTGTCACTTGCCCTAAAGCATAAGCAATTTTCTCAGCCATTCGGTTAAAGGCATTCACAACCCTTGGGTCAGTGGCGATTTCTCCCATTGTCTTAGCTATTTGGTCTAAGGCAGTCTTAATGCGTTTTATACCTTCTGGTCTAAATGCTGCATCAAAACCTTTCTTGAAGAGGTCAAACAACCCTTTGAGCTTATCTCCAAGACCATCAAAAATGCTCTTGAATTTGTTGTCCATGTCGGTCAACTCGACTTCTGGCAAGATGTCTTTGAAAGGTCCGCCACCGCCTCCCTTTCCTTTACCACCTTTGCCACCGCCTCCAGAACCGCCTGCATCGTCGTCTTTTGGTTTTTGCAAGATGTTAATCTCATCAAATCCCAAAAGACCTAGCAACTCTTTAGCAGCTTTCTTAGCGTTTTTGGCGGAGTCTCCAAGATTGTCAGCAAGTCCTCCTGCTGAATCTCCAGCATCGTCTACTGCGTCAGCAAGGTCTCCTGCTCCGCCTGCAGCGTCTTTCATGGCGTTACCCATGTCTCCAACTGCTCCACCAACACCATCTTTCACTGTTGCTTTCTTGTTGAACATCAAAGCGATAAACTCAGCGAGTTTAGCCGTCACGTTCTTCAAAACCATAGCAAAAGAGTTCAAGACAGGCATAATGGCATTGATAATCGGTAACATAGAGTTACCAAGGTTCAATGCTGCGTCCTTCATCAGCGACTTAAACAGGCTGATACGACCATTTACAGAATTAGACAAGGTATTCCCATACTTGGCTGTAGCCTGTTCCAGGATAGCCATAAGGCGGATTTGTTGCTGGGTTTGGTAGTCTAATTGTTGCCAGCTTTGTCCGTTTGCGAACTTCTTAAAGGCTTCAGTGGACTCAATCATAGCCACATTGACGTTGATTCCTAGATCCTCAATCGCTTCGGTGTTCCCTAGCAAACCTGAGCGAATCCGCTCCATAACGTCTGTAATCGTGCGCCCTGAGCCTTCAGCGACAACTGCCGACGTCTGCAACATCTTAGCAGTATAAGCGCTTAGCTTATTGGTGTCTTTGATAAATCCAGAAAATAGGTTTGAGTAGACTGCACCGTAGTTGGTAGCCTCACCCACACCCATATTCATAGCGTTGGCGTTATCGTTAACCCATTTTAAGAAAGATTGCGAACTCTCGCCCATCTGGCGCTTGATTTGGTTCATAGCCGCTGACACTTCAAGAGCAGTCTGCGTTGAATACATCCCAACATCAAGTAATTTCTTACCAAGGATTGCAAAACCAGCGAACTTAGCTAGCTTACCAAACGCACTACCGATAGAGTTCGACTGTTCACGAACTTTGGCAGTGGCATTCTTCACTTGGTCAGATGTTCCTTTGACCTGATTCTCGACTTCTTTCATCTTCTTCCTGAAAGGCGCTATCTCAGCGTCAATCATGACTTTCAATTCATCAAGAGTTGCCATTTACTTCCTCCTTCCTTTTTCGATTATGTCTCTCTGCAAAATCACGCATCCGTTCCTTATGCAACAAAAGCGCTTGTCTCTGTCGTTCCAGTTCTACCGCTTGTTGTTCTTCTACAAATAACTCAGGCGCATACTCCCAGAACTCAACAATCTTAGCGTCATTGGACAGTAATAAAGAAACGTGATTGGAAATCATCTGCGAAAGTCTGTATGAGTCAATAATCTTCTCTTTACGCTCTTGGGTTTTGACACGGTTGTAGCTTTCTATCATTTCCCTGATTTCAAGCACCGTCAAATCCCAAAAATCAAGAGGCTTGCCCCCGATGTCCAAAAACATAGGATAAAGCCTCTCAATAATCTGAGTTACCGTTAAGATTACTTGACTACTGTCATTTTCTTCTTGGAAGTTTTCTTGTCCTTGCTTCCTCGTGGAGTAAAACCCGATACTTCAAAGAGTGGCATTAAAACCTCTGTCATGAATGTTGTTTGGTCTCCACCATTGTCCACGTATTCATCGTATAGGTCGTAGACATCTTCAAAGGAATACCCATGTTCATACTGCTGCAAGGCTCCATGAACTAACAACAGCATAACTTTCAAAGGCGGTAAAGTGAACTCTTCGCCAGCTTCAGGCATGAAAATCTTTAGCAAGTTCATGCCGATTTTTTCTTCCACAGTTGCAGCTTGATGAGATGTCAAACGTAGCTTCAACTCTTTTTCGTCAGTAACTTTCCAAGTTGTGTATTTTAACGCCATTTAATTAACCTCCAACACCGTCTGTAAATTCCAACTCTGACTGCAAGGCAATCTTAAGTGTGAACTCGATAACGGCATTGACACCGCCACCGCCAAGCTTAACAGATACTTGACCTTCAAATTTAACCTTAGTCCCGTCTGGATATGTTTGCTCAAAGTAGAGTTTTTTCTTGTCATCCGCTGCCTTACGCAATACACGATAAGGAGCAGTTGCGCTTGAATTATTATAAGAGAACTTGTACTCAAGTTCTCCTACGTCCCCAATACCAAACTCGTACTTCTTAACTTTATCTTCAAGAGTAGTATTTTCTACTTTTTCGAGTTCAATACCAAACTCTGGCACTTCTTTCAATCCAACAAGTTTAGTATAAGTTTCTTTAGATTCGCCATAAGATAGCGTAATTCCATTTGCTAACATGTTTAATTCTCCATTCTAAATTGAAAAACAAGCTCTGAGTGTAAATCAACGACACCTTCAAAACGCATAACCTTATGTCTCAAATGAGACGGGTCTGGAACGTCTTGGCAGTCAGTTCTTCGCAAACCTAAAGACTCAAAAATCTGATTGATTTTAACAGCTAACTCACTAGTGCTGGTATCATCAAAGATATCCACCTTATAGCGGATAGATGATTTTTGTTCCTGGTCATCAAACCAATCACCCGGCTTGTTTTGTTCTTCTAAAAAAATAACGACTGGGAAAGTCTCCCAATCGCTAGGATAAGTATCAGTCACATTATCTGCGACCTTTTGCAATTCTTTATAAATAACAGGCTTGATATTAATCATTTTATTTGTTCTCTTATCTTTCTACGGACATAATTCGAAATATTCTTAGACACACGCTCTTGATTGTCTCTCAAAGCTGGATAAAGATAAGGCTGGGCAGGTTGACCATACATCTTGTAGAACTCCCCAATTTTTTGAAAATGGTAAGGTCCTACATTGATTTGGTCTTCATGCACATACCACGGATTAGACTTATAAGTGACGCTGACCTCTGGAGAGATACCCGAATGGCTAGCTTGTCCTATTGGCCCTGTCCCAAACTCAACGTAAGGAGCGTATTTAAGATTGGTGTAAACCTCGCCTATAGCCTTATCTCCGTCCATTTTTGCCCTAGTTTTGATACTAGTTATAAGCTCTCCATCTCTCGCTGGTGCGAGTCTTCTTGCATCTGCTTGGACAACCTTTATAGTAGCATTGTGTACCGCACGTAAGACGATATCCTCGCCAGTTTTTTTACTAGCCAATCGTCTACATTTAGCTATGAGCCTATCTGCCCCTAGTAGCCCTGACACGCTCTAACTCCAAAACTTGATGATGTGTGTAGACCTTTTTAGAAATAACCCTGTGAGTCACTTCTGTCTGGCTATCGATACACACACCATCTTTCACTTTGATTGTAGCTGACTTGTTGGCATTTGCGTTCAAAATATCATTGACACGCTCGCCATACAATTCAGACTGTAACTTGCTACTAGCTGGCCACAACTCAAGACGGATTGTCTCAGCTTCCTTGACATATCCTTCTTTTGCGACACCTTCCTCAGTGACAGTCTTTTCAAACCGTCGCATTGGATAAGGTTTCAGTCTACTCTGCTTCAAAAACATGGCCTGCCACCCTTGCTAGCCTGTGCATGCGTATTCGCTGTAGAAGACCCGTAGACAGGCCTTTTTCTCCGTAGACTACTGCTATACCACCTTCGGTTCTAGAACGCTCTCCTTCCGCTCCTGAGCGGTTGTGGAGCTCGATAGCAACCTCAGGTATCAAAAGACTTAAAGCAGGTGTCAAAGATGTGCGATTAGTCTCTGACAAGATAAGATTTGTAGCTCTTGTTTGGAGCAACATGAGAAGCTGAGTATCTTCTTCGCCTGTTAATTTCTTCAGCAACTCTATAGACATTTCAATCCTCTTCTAAGAACTCAGGTTCAGGGAGGATTTTCTCAAGAACATCTGAGATAGCGACACCGTTGCTGGCAATATTGTCAGCCAGCTCAGCATAGCGCTCCTCAGTAATCTCAAGTTCCTCTCCTGCCAGTCGTTTCACATTTGATTCCCAATCATAGAAATCTTGTTTGATTTTAAATTTCACTTTTTAGTTCCTCCAAAACTTCTACAATTTCGGCTTTTGTCAACTTATAAGCGCCTGCTACACCTGCTTCTTTCGCTAGATCCTTCAACTCTTCTAGAGTTTTATTCTCTAAATCAGAATACTGGTTAACCTGCTCTTCTTGAATATAATGACGTCGTAGCAATAAACTCATATCGTCACCTCTTACGCGCCACCGAATTTTACAACTCGTGTAGGGTCGTAAAGGTAAACGCCGTAGTGTTCATCACCTGTGATTACGGTAGTCTTCTTCAAGATATCGCGGTCTGTTTCGATAGCCACATCACGTTTAAGCAAGATAACAAAAGCTCCATATTTGTTAGCGTCGTCTGTCTGAGTTTGACTTGGTGACACTTTAACAAGGAAGCCTTTACCTTCATCAACTTTTTTAGAGCGCACGATTTGCACACCATCAACTTCACCGAAGGTTCCAGAAACAACCATATTTGCTCCAAGCTCTGAACCTTTAATCCATTCTTTTGCTACTGCAGTTTTTAGCTTAGTAGCATCTTTAGGGTTGATGATAGCAACATACTGTGCATCTTCTTCGTCCTCAAAGATATCTAGAGCTTTATCGATTGCCTCAAGAGTTGTTGGAGTTTCTGTAATATGTTGTGTTGCAGTTTTAGCTACCGCTACCAAATCATTATCGATCTTGTTGGCAATAGCTAAACCAAGCTGGTAAGTCGCTTGACCTAGTGGGTCACCAAGACCTGACAAAAGAGACTCATCGGTAATTTCATAACCTTTACCTGCTTTTTTGATGGTCATAGTAGTCTTTTTAGTAGTCAATTGGTCTGGCGTAATTGCTTGGCCTTCTTCAATTTCAGTAGCGTCTCCTGCATACTCCCATGCTGGCACTGTTAAAGTGCTACCTGGTTGACCTTCAAGCTTTGTCTCTACATACGCTAGCGGTGTAAATTTAATCAATTTAGGTAATTTAGCGGCTACCATATCCGCCATTACTTCTGGATTAACCATAGTGGCTAATTTAGTTTGTCCTGCTGTCATTTTCTATTATCCTTTCAATTTCTTATAAAGCTCTGGGTTCTTTTGATAGAGCTCATTTCGACTCTGATAACCCATACGAGCAAATTCTTCTTTTGTGATACCGTCACTATCGACTGGCGCTTGTTTCATTGGAGCTCCGCCTTTTAGTTTTTCTTGAACGCCTTTTTGCACGGCTTGCTCCCATGATTTCTGCAATACAGCGACAGACTGCGATACCGTCTCTGCGCTTGTCAAATCAACCACGTTCACTAACTCAACAGGTAAGTCACGTTCACTTAGCATTGCTTTAGCTTCTGCGGTCAATTCTTTACGAGCAATAGCCTTTTCACGGTCAGCTAGTTCTTGCTCACGCTGATCCAACTGATATTTCTGTTTCTCGTCAGCGTTCATCTTGGCAAGTTTCTTGGCTTCGTTTTCCTTGGCTTCTTGCTCAGCTTCCCATTTAGAGCGCTCGGCAGATAGCATCTTACCGATTTCAGCACGAGTGAAAGTTCGTTCGTGCTTTTCTTCCTGCACTGAATCAACATTTCCTTGAGTGTCGACAGTCTCAGTTGATTCAGTAGATACAGTTGCATTGATTTCTTCTGACATAATTGTCCTCCAGCGATTACGTCGCCACTCGATAATCTCGCTTTACGTCCGGCGACGGAACAGTACAGCTTTTAATGTCATCGGCACAGTTTGGACAATATAAAAACCGTACGGGATTCCATACGGTTAGAGCATAAGAAAACCGCCTCGATTTCGATGCGGTTAATTTTTATAGTTTAATTTCTTCAATTTTTGCACGTTGTTCTAGAATTCTTAAATAATTCCACATGGTTGAACGCTGACCTTTTAACAAATCAATCGGACATTTAGATTCAAACTCTAGTTGCCCTTTTTCGTATTTCCCAATCATCATATCTAACTTCTGGAATCGTTCTTTCAATTCGTAGTATTCTTTTTTAAATCTTTCTTTCCATTCTTCCATTTTTCTGTTCCTTTCTTTACACCTTTAATTATTCCGCTGATTACGGCCATAATAATAAATATTAACAACAAAAATACCAACCACCCAAAGGCGATTGATACCCAATCCCATATAAACATGTTTTCACTCCTTTTAATGTCACAATCAATCAACTTCATACGATAATGAATGAATGTCGGTTAATATTTTAGGTAGTAACTCAATCGCGCTGAACGTATCCGCCCCATAAATATTTAACTCTAATTTCACTGTCGCTGAGTCATTTTCGCCTGTTCCTGAAAATTCTACGTTAGTTATCCCAATTCTTGCTGTGTCCATTTTCAATCCTTTCTGAGTACAAAAAAAGCACTAAACGATTGTTTAGTGCACAGATAGGCAGGACTGTCGGGGCTCCTGCATTTCTCGACCCACTATAAGTGGCGCGTTGGTGACAGATTCTCAACCTCTATCTTTACCAAGAGTATAGCATTATTTTCCCTTTTTGTAAAGCGTCGACATATTTTTTTCATTCTTTTTAACTTGACGAATCCCCACCTTGTTAAAGTGAATGACTAGCATTTCATCTCGTGGCACCATCACCGCTTCCATAATGACCTTATCTTTGTTAGGTATTTTTACATATGAAATAATTGATTTTTCAACCCTCTCTGAATTATCTAGAATCAAATAAGGTTTTTGAACCGCCTCTTTTATTAACATAAATTCATCTAAGGAATACTGTTGTCCATGTCTCACTAATGAAGTAGCTAAACTACTAACATCTATATAAGCAGAACTTACTCCTATCAATTTTGCTATATCGCTCGAAAAATTACCTAATTCATATTCAGATTCTAGCAAGTCTACAAGTTGTTCTTTCGATAATCCACCCCTCCCAATTTCATCCCATGCGTTACTAACATCAGAAAACAATTTTGGGGTATTATATCTTGAAACGGTTTTGTCACTTTTCTTATAATCTTGTATTTCATTTTTTACATCTTTCGCAACATACTTGCTATACCACTCTTTATAAGTCATATCGGCAGGCACGTACTCAACTTTACCTGTCTCTGGATTCCTTGCTCTGCGCTTCAACTTGCTGTAGTCTGCGTCCTCATCGTATCCGACAGTAGTAGACCTACACCAAGGGTGCATAGGCGGACAATTGACACCAGGGACAGCCTTATCCCTATCATAGACCTGATTGTCATGCTCCTGACAAATGCGTGATGTACGCTTGTCTAAGACGGCCACAAAGATATACTTCTCTATATCCGCTTCCTCATAGTTGAGTAGCTCCATTTGGTTATGAAAAAAGGCTGATTCTGTCCGAACCAAACGCCTTGCATCGTTCTGCCCCACATTGAACCGCTCAGCAATTGCTTGTGCAGTTTCTCGTGTATCTCGGCCTGTCATAAGGCTTATGAGTAATTCATCTTTTATGCTTGATGTAAGCTTCCCTGTATTCTTCCAGATGTTTGTTGAGTACGTACTTCCATCTCCTACCCAACTGAAAGACTGTAGATGTTTAATCTCGCTCTCAGGAAGCCCAGAAAAGCCGTATGCTAGTCCTGTCTGCTGCTGCAGGTCAAAGGTAGCCTTGTAGTAACTATCCTTCATCAGGTCGCTATAAAAGGCGTCTGAGCCTGTCTTTTCTGAATGATAGATAGATTCACGCATACGGTCTAAATCATCACTCAAACGTTCTAGACGCTTCATACGGAAAGAATAAGCCGGACTATCTAAGTCAGCCAGTAGTCTTTGAATATTTGGATCATTCGGTCTTGCTTCAAGCACCTTACGAAGTTCATTCAAGTCTTTCTTGTCTTTCATGTTCTTCAAGACTTGTCTAGCGTCCACCTGACTTAGACCATAATCACGTTGGAACTTATCAAAAATCTTATTGACTTCCTTATCCAAGTAAGTCTTGGCTTCCTGATAGACCTTATCGAACTGGTCTGCCTGCTTTTCGGCCTTGTCCATCTGCTGGTAAATCAGATTGGCTTTCCTCTTCGCCCAATACTCCTGATTCTTCATCCTCTACCTCGTCTTCGGGTTTCGTGTTGTCTTTGTTGAACATCGGCATGTCTTCCATGTTCTTCTTTTTCTCTTCTTCCAAGGCTTCCAGCTCAGCGTCAGGGTCTTCCACAAACGGCAAGAGAGAAATAAGCTGTCTATTGGTCACTTTGCCTTCCAAATTGTTCACAATCTGAGAGATTTCTAACAAGTTCTTAGGCAAACCACGACTGAATTGTGGAACGATTGAATGAGACTCTAAAGCAATCTGCTTCATGCCTAAGTAATGAGCAAAAATCGCAATACGCTGACGCAATCCTCGCTTATAGTTCGCTTCCTTGGTCTTAGTAATCATCTCAAGGCCCATCAGCTTAAATTCCATGGCTACGCCTGATGTATTCCCTGCGAAATTCTCATCAGTCAAATTAGGCACATGGCTAAATGTGTAGATGTCCTCTTTAAGAGCTGTACGCAAGATTTCAGTAGCACTTTCGTCCAGCGTATTCTTCAAGAACTCAGCCCTTGCACTATCGCCCGGCAATTCCAAAAGACCTTCTTCAGAAAGAATCTTCATTGCTACCTTAGCGTCTTCTGGAGTGTCTGCTAACTGCGTGCCATACAAGACAAGTATAGACTCTACAGCCTGTTCCTTATCATTGACACGATTCCCCATCAAGGAATTATAAGCGTCTATCAAGCTAATTTGTTGCTCATAGTCACCAATTGCAAAGTGATTGTTGCGATACTCGATAATTGGGATTTGACCAAGGTTGTGAGGTGTTGCCTCCTCGCTCTGAGTTGTTCCTGAATCTGTACTTCTCAGCACCATGTGATAGTGCAGATTTTCGGTAAAGACCTCAGCCTGGTGCTTGGTAGTGTCTTTCGTATCGTCTTTTACTTCATAGTAATAGACCGCAAACAAAGGCTTCCGCTCAATACTATCATCGTAGACCATGAAAGTATTCTCCGGATCAATACTAGTTGAATCCAACTCAGCCATACCCTCTTTAGCATAGATGTACTCGTAAGCACGACCATAGATAGCCATGTTCAAAGCATTCTGAGCATCTACTTGGTCAATCTCAGCACCATCAAAGGCTGTAAGTAGTTCATCGATATCACCGTCAGCAGTATTGTTATACTTGATAGGATTGCCCATAAAATAGCCCGTAGCCGTGTCTGCGATATCCTTGGCATGATTGGCTACCGTCTTGTAATTAGGTGCGTTCACGTTGCGTCTCGTGTGTTCTAAGATAGCATGCTCACCCAAATAGTAGCTTTTAAGCTTCTTCAAATGCGAGCCTTCAGTGCTATGTATCGTTATCAATTTGTAAATCAGGTCTTTCTTCAAAGAACCCTCATCATATCCATCCCGTGGATAGGTTAAATATTGGTACATGTCTTTCCTCTCTATAGACCATAATCAGAACGTCTGCGGACGGTTGCTTTCCCACCTTCGATACATTGAAGGCTGTAACGCAAAGCGTCCATCAAGTGGTTGTTTTTATCCTCTGGTTTATTCAACCAGTTGCCTTCTTTATCTCGCTGGTAGCAGTAACTATAAAATTCATCCATGATGTTTTTACAATCTGGATGCACATAAATAGCGTATCCTTGCAATTTGGATACACCTGCCATAATACTATCCTTACCTTTCCGACTCTCTTTTATTCTAGATATGCCATGTTCTGACCTGAGCTCTTCAATCAGTCGTAATTCAGCGCTATCAGCAATGATTTGTGAGCGATGATAACCTTTGTCCTTTATCATCTTCGCAACTTCTTTGGTTATCAATCCGACTTTATACGCCTCATCAAAGACATAAATCTCTTTCGTCGTGTCATTTATCAACGAACAACACAAAGCGGTTGGATCGTGAGTAAAACCAAAGTCAAGACCGATACATAACTTATTAGCTGAATCTCGTAGCAATTCATCCTTATCGAAATCCTTGACGGTCACGTTCTCATAGATTAAACCTTCAGCAACTCCCCATTCACCATCACAAACGATTCTAGCACGTCTGGGGTTCGTATGATACAAATCCTCATAGCGTTTGATATCGACTTCATCAAGCCACTCATTGCATTTGTAAGTGGTTGTAGTAGCGAATGTGTCAGCCCGTCTCGTCTCTTCATCGAAGAATACACGCTTGAGCCAATGCCTCTCATTCCACGGGTTAAATGTGACTGTGATTTGTTTAAAGAAATCAGGTACATCTAAGCTACCACGGATAGACTCAACAACCGTGCTGAACTTGTCTTCAGTCTCAATTTGATATGCTTCCTCGAACCATGCCCAACAAAGACTGCCGACATCGACCGTGATAGATGTGATTTTGAGTTCATCATCCAAACCACGGAATAGGATTTTTTGACCAGTCGCTTTTATGGTTATTTCAGGCAAAGACTCGTTAAATTTAAACAAATGAGTCACACCCAACACATTACACGCCCATTTAAAATCCGTATAAGTTGATTGCTTGTTGGTATTCGAGTATCTACGAATAACAAGCAAGTTGGCCCAGGAATATTTCAAAAGACGGACAACATAGTTTAAAGCGGTTGTCTTGGACTTCTTCGAACCACGGGACCCTTTGACTACACGATAAAGACTTCTTGAGCGCCAGAACTGTCCGTACCCAGCTCCTACTGTCTTAGGTAAGTCAACGACAATATCGTTTTGCTTAATCTGGTATGTCTGACTCATTTGCAAACACCACCGTCCCAGAAACGTCTGCCTCTACTTTGTCTGTCCAAAGCCTATGACGTTTTCCTAATAGTTCGGCTGCCTTGATTCTGTCTTTTGCTCCAACATTAATATCCGTAATCGTTTGACCCAATTCTCCGATGCTTATCAAAGTCTGTTCTTGTGTCTCTCCTCGCATTACCGAGGTTAGATAACTAAGGACTTCTTGCTGGTCTGCGATTTTTTCAGAATCAAGCTGTTTCAACCGTTCATCTATATAACTTTTAATCTTAGGATTCTTTAGTAACTTATGTCCTTCAACGCCTGCCACTCTATCACTAGAAACACGATAACCTGCTTTCTTATAGGCTTCCGTCGCATTACCTGAGATGATGTACTCATCTGCAAATCTCTTTTGTTTTATTCTCAATCCACTCAATTTTCCATCACCACCNACCTTGCGTGCGTATTAAATTTTGACTTCTTTTTTATTTTTTGTAGTCTTTAAAACCTCTGAGGGAATCAAACCCTCTAGCTTATAACTTATCCGGAATATAATTAGCTACGCAATCATGCGAGGTCCAGTCGCTTCCGCAACCATTTTTAAGTTAATGAGTGATAGGAGTTAATGAGTGATATGTGAATCCCCACCCAGAAGATTTAACTCATTCTGGGACACAAACACTCAAAGGAGAGGGGAGGACTTGAACCTCCAAGGCCATTACAGCCCCCTGACATTACAGGTAACCATCTACCAATTCTGAGACCTCTCTTTTCAATTCTTGATACTACCATTCTAACAGATTTTTAGAACCGTGCTGTTCCAAAAAGTCCCATAAGCTCACTATGAGGTTAGATAACTTCTTCCAAAGCTAAGACCGCCTCATTTTTTAACCTGTAGTAGGTTGTACGACTCATATTCAAATCATAACAAACGCTATCAGCGGTGCCTTTGTTGATGTAAGTCATTCTTAATACTGCCCTGTACTTTGGATTTTTAAGCCTATTGATCATTCTACCTAATTCAAGTTTTCTGTTAATGACCTCTTTAGTATCCTGCTCTATAGCCTCTTTCATCACTACCAACTGAGTATAGACATCATCAACTTTTCTAGTCTGTCCACCTTGGACTTTAACCTCGGACCATTTAGGGCTTGAGAGCAAACCTGCCTCAAGCTCGTTAATTTCGTCTATACGGCTTTGGATGTCCATGTCCAGATCCTGCAACTCTTTCAAGAGCTCTTTAGCCTTGTTCACTCTCTGTCTCCTTTGTGATATAATAGTCTTTGCGAGAACTATTAGCTGAGGCAGAGAGTGTCTTGGCTTTTTTAATGCTTAAATTCGTTGACCAGGTCCCGGATAAAGAACTTCCAATCAGATTCTCTAAACGTCAAGAAACGATCTGTAGTAAAATTTCTAAGTCTTTTATAGAAAAGCATCTTTAGTTGGATTGACTCACCAACACTCAGTAAAATACCGGGGAAGCGATGTACTGAATGCACTCTATTTCCGTATCCAGAAATATCTAAATGTATTAACGTTTCTGGATATATGCGCCCCATACTAGCTTCAACTCCGAACTCAACCTTAACTTCTTCTACAATTGGAACTTCGTCAAAAATTGGTCGTGCAGAAAATATTGGCGACGGCGTTTCTTGTTTTTTTCTTCTTCCTGAATATGGATATTTACAAGGTCTCATTATTTAGCCTCCTCCTTATTTTCTAAAACGGCATCCTGTATAAAAGTATTGCCAATTTCATAGTGCTTGTATTCATTTGCTGTCACTTCAAACCTTTCTTCAACTTGCTTATTGCCTGCATATCCTGAAATGACCAGAATGTATTTTCTTTTGGTTCTGGTTGGCACAAGTACCGAACTTTTACCATTTATAACAGGTATGAACGTTGTGTGAGGTTCATCAATGTACTTATCTACCACTGTCCCACTCGAAATCTGGTGACATGCTACGAGTAAGGATACGAATAAAACAATACATAGGATTTTAAAATATCTCACTCGTTGACCTCCAAAAGCTCTGGATTTTCGTAGATGTTGCCGATGATTTCCTCATATTCCGTCCACGCATATCCATCTCCAAATCCTTTTAGGTATACAGCAGGCATTCCACCTATGAATGTGCCACCGTATTCTTTTTCTAAATATACTTCATGGAGACATCCTCTTGTACATTTAACGATGTCACCGATGAATACCTCCTTGCCGTTCTTGTCTTTGAGTCCTGTTGATTGCATGAGGTCGATTTCATCAGGATAAGCTGTAATGTAATCATTCATTAAAGTATCGTTTAACTCAAATTCTTCAATCTCGCTATCCTGAAAAAACATACATTTGACTGACATCAGTCTACCTAATTCATGATGCCACACTCTAAATTTCGGTATCATGCCAAATCCTCCTTCTGTTCATCCCCCTAAATTGCTAAATGCGACTTCCCATCTATAATCACCATACTTCAATACAATGTCTTTTAAAATTTTCCCTTTTGAAATTTCGATTTCTTGAGTGAATTCCAAGCCCTGTTCAAATGTAAAGATTTTAATGTCAACATTAAATTTTTCAGAGATTTCTATGTAATTGTCTGGGATAGCGCGCCATGCCTGCGTAAAATTATTAAGCTCGATGATAAGAAAATCATCATCAAGATGAATTTCAAAACTTTCACCGTCGATAAAAGCACGTTTTGTGCCATTGATGTAAAAATAAGAGTTTGATGAAGTGAAAATGATTAGCTCACCATCTGTATCTTCTTCGATTGTGACATCACCAGCAGCTTCAAACATATATTTCAAAGCCGATTTAATATTTTCTGCATGTCCTCTTAGTTTAATTGTTCCTTCTGCAAAATTTGGCATCTTTATTCTCCATAATCCTCTTCTTTAACAAACACCCCGTAGTCACGAATGGTAAGCGTGTATAGCTTGCCATGCCGTCCTTTCTCGACGACTTTACCGAATATCTAAGCGCCTGCGTTATCAGCTTTATAGACGACAATCGGGCGCTTTTCTTCTAACTTTTTAATGTAGATACTCTGCCAGATATTCAATCCGGCAGAGACAAGAATCCAGATAGCTATGAATCGTCTCATATTACCACCTCATATATAAATATTTCGTATCAATATCTTGTTCTAAAATACACTCTTTCAGTGACTTTAAAACCTCCAATGCAACGCTAACTGTTCCCCATCTATTTTCAGGTTCATACTGCACATACTTTTCAGGGTACCGTTCTAGTTCAGAGATACCGCGTTGAATGTTATCTAAAACATCAGCGATGTTGTACGTAGTGTCTTGATCAAAATCCCAGTTCATAGCAACTCTAAACATTCTTCCAAGATTGTAGGTCGGAGAACTATATTTAGGTTCAGCGATACAAATATAATCTCCACTCTCTATTTTTACTAATATTTCCAAATCATAACTCATCTACCTGATTCCTCCGCATTATACTGCAACCATACTAAGCATTCATATAGATCCCTTGCTTGCCTTTTGATGTTGCTTAATGATAGACTGCTCAATTTATCATCATTTTGTAAGACTTCTATCTTGAAATTTGAAATAGCAGCAGTCAATTCTTTTTCTTTTTTTAAATTTTCACTACATGACATCACTCCACCCTCTCAAAGTAACTATGAAATTTACTTAAATTGACAATAGCGACCTCTTCAACAAAATGTTTTTCAATGTCAAAGTCTGGATCATTTTTTCCAAACTCTTTCTTTATCGCTTTTTCGGCCAGCGAAGGTAAAGCGAATATACTTGCTCCGTTTTTTAAGGTAAGCGCTTGACCGTGTTTATTTACTATTCGATAACCCACATCAAACGGTCTGATTTCCATTGGGATTTTTATGCATTTACTTTGATTCTTCATTCCTTCTTCAAGTGTTTGTGTCATCACTCCACCTCCTCAATCTCAATTCCTTCACAATCAAACACCCAGCCGAAGTTTGCGTCTTCTAGTTCTTTTTGAGTACCTTTATAATTCCTAGCTGTTATATCTTGACTAAAATAAAGAGTACTCCCTGATTGCGATTTGACCAAAGGCTGCCTATTTTTTAAAGTCACCAAATACCGCTTCTCTTCCTCGACCTCGTAGCCATCAAGCCATGCTCTAGCTACTAAATCAAATGGTCTTTCTTGCATAAACCATTTTCTAACTTCATCGTTCGTGAAATCAAATTCGAATAATTCTACCACGTCTTTACAAGCTTTTCTAGCTTCCTCAATCCATTCAGCCACAAACCGCGGAACTTTGACTTTTTCACGTTCAACCATACCCTCAATTTTACCTTGCTCGTAGCCCTCTCGCCATTTTGCACGGCTAAAATCCTGTTCAAATTCGCTCATGATAGCCTTTAACCAAACCTCTCTATCATGCAATGGCAATTCTCGCAATCGTGCTAGTATGTTCTTTACGTAGCGTGGAGCTTCATCTGCGTGACCTATTTCGGATTCGTCTAGTTGTTCAAAGATTTCTTTTACATCCTTCCACCAAACTGCATAACCTTGAAAATTCCCAATTATTGTTCTTCGTTCCTCTAATTTTTTAATCAATTCCTGCTTATTCATCTTAGTTTCCTCCATAAATCAAATAAACTGCAATAACTACCTGAGCCATGCTTGGCGAATAGCCAACCCAATCATCAAACTCCTTAGATTTTGGCAACCAATCCTTAGTAGCTCCCAAATCATAGTCTGTAGGCTTTTCATCAGCGAAGATGCATTCCATCGCTCCCATAAACGTCATACCATCTTCTGCCATTTCCCAAAAATAGTCCGCCCGGTCTTTCACCGCTTGTGGTAAATTTTGCTTGGGAGGTTGCGGCTTCCCGTCTTCTACCGTCCAGTTGTATACTTCATTAACTTTTTGCTTTAACTCTTCCATCACTTCAACTCCTTGTCCTTAATTTCTCCAGTAAGTCTATTTTCTAAAATGTGACTTGTATAGCAAATATCGTTTTTATAAGTATAGTGATCAACGGTTTCTTCAACCCATTGATTTTTAGTGTACGGGTATCTGTTTGGTCGTTTCAATTTACCACCTCACATATAAATATTTCATATCAATATCTTGTTCTAAAATACAGTCCCTTAACGATCTCAAAACATATAACGCATCATTGATCGTTCCCCATTTATTTGCAGGTTCATATTGTACATATTTTTCAGGTTGCCTTTCCAATTCAGTTATGCCACGTTTAATATTTTCAAAAATATCAGCAACATTGTAAATTGTGCCTTGGTCGAAATCCCAATCCATAGCCACCCTAAACATTTTTCCAAGATTGTAGGTCGGAGAACTATATCTAGGTTCAGCAATACAAATATAATCTCCACTCTCTATTTTCGCTAAGATTTCCAAATCATAACTCATTACTCCATCTCCTCCATCTTTACTTTATACATTCGATCACCTCGATACTTGCTCTCGAGCTGAGTCTTGCATTTTGCAGCATCACCCTCTTTCTTAAAAAAGTGGGTTTCGTCTACCATATTGTCAAAATATAGTGTTACTGTGTATGACATTTTTACCTCTTTTTTTCAAACTGCTACCGTGCTACCGATAAAATCTAAAAAAATAAAAAGTTTTTTCAAGAATCCCTATTTTATAGGCTTTCTTTATTATTACTATTATTTTATATACTTTTTTTAAAAATATAGGTAGAAGAGTAGCATTATATATAAATATTAAATAAAAGTCAGTAATATCAAGGGGTTAGACTGCTACCGATGTGCTACCGATGTCTCATTTTATCGGTAGAATGCTACCGATCTACCCCCTCAACTGCTACCGATGACTACCGATAATTTTTAAATTGCTACCGATTAGTTTTTTCCGAATTCTTCACTCTTACGAACCCTTTTGTACTTTTACCTCCTGCCCGGAAAACACTTTTTTTCCAATCAGGATGATTATCCAGGATCATGTTAATCTTCGTTGACAACTTCCTGTCATTCGAATTTCTCATAAATAAGTTGTACATCATTTCACGAGTTGAGACCTTATCTAGTTTTTTGCTTCCAGGATCAAAGTCGCTACTATTATCGAAATATTTACTTGTGTATTGATGTTGTTGCTGAATAGACCAGTTTTGCCAATTTTCAGGGACGGGCATATCAAGATATTCAAGCACTTGTAATTCAACTTCATCACGATACATGAACTGTTCACGGTAGATATTCAATTCATCCTCTGTATTTTCATCAAACATCAAATTAGCACCAGCACGATAGATTGTAACGGCTTCGCCCCAAATTTGTTCGATTGTATCAGGATCGATTTCCATTGGATGTTTCTTTTGCTGCCTGCTATCTGCCATAATCGGGAGAAATCGACGTTCTCCGGTTTTGTCCTTCAGGTATTCTGTTTGGTTAGTAGTTCTGGCTATAATGAAGTTTTTGGCAAACTCTTCTGTGCGTTTCATGTAGGGCTTACGATACCGTAAGCTAGTTTTTGATATAAAGGCTTTCGTTTCAGCAAAGCTCATCCGATTACTGGCCACCATTTCATCATCGTTGACGATTAGACTCTTTAACATAATGTCGTAATTATCTTTATTAGAGAAATCAGTCACGGCATCCGTATACCATTCGCCACCCAATTTTTGAAGGAGGGACGTTTTCCCAACTCCTTGTCCACCAACCAGATCCAGAACATAGTCAAACTTAACGTATGGATCATAAACTTTAGCAACTGCACCAACTAGCCACATTTGAGCGATTTTAGAAACTAAAGGGATATCTTCAGCGCCGAGATATACTTGAAGCATGCGGTCAATCCGGTTTCTGCCGTCCCACTTTTCAGCTGCTCTCTCCATATACTCAATAACTGGATTGTATGATCTTTCTGAAAAGAAAGTCTCCATGCCATCAAGCATCGCTTGGTTTGAGAAAGCAACACCTAACACACTTTCAAAGTAAACTTTTACGACTGAATCAAAGTTAGAAGGGAGCTCACCTTTTTTAAAAAGAGTGTTGCCGATCTTGATATCTTTAAGGAGTTCATGCTCTTGGGAAAAATCGTTGTGCTTTAGGTAAATACTCAACTGATCATCAGCTTTGAAAGACATCAACACATTACTTGGACTGTTGGCCTTGATGTCTCCCTTGGCAGTCGTTATCATCTTAGGTTGTGAGTCAATACTTACTACATTACCAATCACAATCACCTCCTATCTTTTTTAATCATACTTTCAATAGTACGCATCATTTCCTTTTCAGGCAAAGGGTTTGGACTATTTGCATTTGCTAATCTTGCAAGTTGAACAACTACACAATCGTCGACCGCACGATATAAGAGACCACCTACGAATTTTGCTAGTTTGTCATTTCGTCCACCTTCATCACCAAAACCAAGGGCGATGGTTTCAAAGAGATCTGTAGTCTGTGTTCGGTCTCTAGTATGTGAACGTCTAACTAAATCCCTAAGACCGTCCTTACCATCATACTTATAACCGTGAGTTTCGCCATACTGTTTTTTTATAGACTGGATTAAATCTTTTGAAGGAGTGACCATCGTGCCACCTTCCTTAGACTTTTCCAGATCCCACTCATACTGCCCTTTATCTGTGGCAGAGGGTGCGACTAACACATAATTATTTTCGTGAGCCTTAATATCAACACCAGGCAAGAATCCAATCATCTGAGTGATCGGCTCATCTTCTCGTTTGAAGTAGAATAGATGTTTACCGCCACTAGCCGTCTTAGCTTGCAGTGTCGGTTCGATTAAATTTAGATGTTTCCATTTTTTTAGCGATTCAAAACCGTTCGATTTGCCGTGTTTGTCAATATCAATGACAAAGAAGTTGGTAGTCTTTAGGGCAATGTTTGCATTAGGGTAGCCGTCCCAAAAGTTTTCAATCTCAGATGGAGTCATGGCTGGCTTATCAGCAAAATCAATCAAAGGCATCTTGTTTTTAGGATTGATTGGAATGACTGAGAACCCTAACTTTTGATACTGTAATGCGTATTCTTTCATCGACGGCATGATTACTTCTCCTCTTTGTAAATATAAACAAGTTCTTGGGCCATATAATTTGATTGATATTCATCTTCAGTCGTTTTTAAATAAAATAACAACGATTGATAAGCCTCTTCAAATGTATTGAATGGTCCTAATCTTTCATCAGTTTCATCAATGACCCAAAACTTGCTATTTTTTAGAAAGGGAGGTCATCTTCATCAATATCAGCTTCAGTCAGCGGTTGTGCTTCTTCTTCAAGGTCATAGTTTCGGAACTCACGGCTATCTTTCCCCTTAGTCACAGAAATAACAAGGTTGTAGTAAGAGCCAACTGCCTTACGTTGTAGAGCCTCTTCCAAGGCTTTACCGTCTTCTTCATTTCCTTGCATACTGTCGCCAGCAAGGACCAAGGCTTTGATAAAGAATTTCATGGTGCGTTCAACTGCCCAGTTAAGGTCCTTACCGTTCCATTCAGTCAGTGTGCCAAATGTTGCAAATTCAGAGCGTCCACTGTAATCACCGCCACGGATTTCAAATTGATAACCAAGGCTTTCCCAGCCTTTGTCCGATACGTTGAAGGTTGCTTTCTTCAGGACTACTGGATAAGTACCAGCTGGGATTGGTGCAGGACCGTTGGCGCTGTCTTTGCGTGGGTCAAAGCCCTCTTTTTTGATTGATTTTGCGATATCTAGTAAGCTCATGTGTATTCTCCTTTATTTCTTAAAATAGTTCATCATCAGAGGCAACTTCTTTCTTAGGCGCCTCTTTTGTCTTTTCGGTTTTTGCAGGTTCAACAGCCCCACGGATAGTTGCTAAGATTTTCAAAATAGCCTTGTCATCAACATGGTTCACATAGTAGGTCTTACGCTTGCGGTCAACCTCACGGTTGTAGTTGTTGCCGAGTTTTTCAGTGTGGATCATCAAATCAGAGTTTCCATTGATAAGATTGACATACTTATCTTTCAAGCTTGGTTTGTCTTTGGTGGCATTGCCATTGTCATCATATTCAGATACCTGACGGCTGATGTAAATAACATTCATTGGCAATGCTTTGAGGTCAATGACTAATTCTGTGATAGCTTGATTAAAGAAGTCGTATCCTTTGCCGTATGGAATTTCCGACAAGGATTTCAAGCGAGGTTTACCAACTGGGGTTAATTCATCACAAACTGCAATCTTAATCATTTCAATAACATCGTCAATTACATCAATAACGACTGTTTCATAAGAGTGCTTCTGTGTCTGGAGAGCAAGCAAGATATCTCCAAGCTGCTTAATTACTGAATTGGTAATTCGTCCCTTGTCATCTTTTTCATTGATCAGCTGAATGCTTGGAACAGTGTTAGCTTCTGCATTCCCGTCTGTGTTCAAAACGATTGGATTTGGGAATTCATTTGCAAGATAAGACTTTCCGCTCATGGTTTCACCGTAGATGAAAAAATTTCGTGGGGTATCTTTAGGAACTTGTGGTTTATTTGCTGGAAGTGTAAATGCCATTAGAGAACCCCTCCAATAATATCCTTAATCATGTCCTCAATTGATGAACGATCACGCTTGATAGGTTCAACTTCTGATCCATCCGGATAGGTCAATTTGTATTCCGCTTCAACTGCGACAATTTCACAGTCAAAAGCTGCAGCAAGAGCCTTGTAAGTCTTTTTGTTGTCTTCGTATTTTTTACGAGGAAGCTTCAAACAATATTCCAAGCTACAAAAGTCAGCTGCAAATGCTAAAGAACTTCTGTCCTTGTAAGAATTAAGAAATTCTCCAGTTTTACGGCTACGAAATACGATCATTTCAGTTGTTTTATTCATTTTGTTTTCCTCTTTTTTTTTAACTTTCTTTATAATAAAATTCAATTACATTTACATCATGCTGCTGACGACTTCCTGTTATGCGCCAGAGCAATTGTCGATAATCATCATATTCTCCAGAACCTTCTTCTACTGGATCCAATACGACAATAGTTTGGTATTTGTGTTGCAAGCCGTCTACTCCGACACCTAACACTTGACTAGTAGCAACCACGAATTTCTTATAAAGTCCTTCTTGAATATCGCCCGTCCAGATTCCAATTTCAGGATGGCGCTCGCTAATGACGTTGACAATCTGCTTAGATTTACTGACAATCAACATATCGTGTGGTGCTCGTTCGATTAAACCGTCAAGTTGTAACATCAATGGCGTATCCGCATTTACTGGCTTTAATTTTGGAAAATCGACTGCTACGCCTGTTTGATTAAGGTAGCGTTCAAAGGTCTTTCTTCCAAACGATTGCTTGGCCATTGCAGTTTTGCCGTCCACTGTTACAAGATTTAGTTTTCTAAATTCTGCAAGTTTTTCTGGATTGCCAGAGGCGACTCTCTTTTGGTAAAACTTAATCTCAAAACCGTTATTCTCAACTGCATTCTCAATTCCTTCAATCTCTTCCCAGCGGAAGAAATTAGGCAAGCTCGAGATATAACTTTCATAATTTTGAAAATCTTCCCACTTCTCTTTTGAATAGCTAAATGGATCATAGACCATTTTTCCATGAGTCTTTTGCCAGTCAAATTTATTATTTGGGGTTGCCCAACCAAATACCGTTTTTTCAAGCGGATAGAAATTTTGTCCTTTTTTCCGAATTGGTGTCGCTGAAAGACCTATCGTGTATTTTCGCTTTATTTTGCGATATAAGGCCACTTGTTTGTCAGAAGACATATTCTGCCATTCGTCTACTATCAGCACATCACAATCTAATTTATGCCCCTTTTTGACTTGATTTTGAAGATATCTATCTGTCTGAATGATAATCTCAACACCTTTATCAAAATTCATAAACTTGACTGCATCTATCCAACCATTCAGAATAGCTAGTCGATTGTTTGTGATGATGATTTTTTTAGCTTTTTTATGTTTTGCAATAGCAAGTGCACAGATAGTTTTGCCTCTGCCCCCAAGAGCCTCTAAAAAGATTCCATTAGATAAATGTTCACTTCTTTTAATCGCTTCAGCTTGCCACTTTCTTAGCGTTATTGTGATACTCACTCACCACCTTTCCGATATCATGAACCACTTCTTCAATATCATTTCTCATTGCCCAAAATAATCCAAGTCTTGCTGCTGCTCGAATATCTTGATGATGACTTTTTTCAAATTTCCAAAGGTCTAAGATTTTCAAAAGATCGTTTGGAATATCCGACTTGTAACCTGCATTGAATTGAAGAATGGCACCTGGATAGCAAAGTTGGATATAGGCGATGGTTTCTGCCACGCTATTATCTTTCGACTTGTCGTTATCCCTCGCCTTAAATTCTTCAACAATAACTACATCGAATTCAAGATTTGTTCCGATTTCGTGAAACCAATCAGCGAAACCTCTCATACCATAAGAGACAACCCAGCTATCAACTAATCTTGCATTATCCAACAAGACAACTCCTGTTGTGCTGGTTTCAATTTTATTACTGCTTGGATCAATAGCTAAAATTTTCATCAAACACCAACTTTCTCAGTCAGCACTCCTGGATAAAGGGCAGTGTTAAACCAATTTTGTTTATTTACCTTTGCAAAGGCAAATAGCGATTTAACTTCTTTTGCTTGCTTCTCAAATTTTCGAATATCTTCCTCCGATTCAAAGATAGGTTTTTCCTTGTATTTAGCAACTGTGACCAGCTTGTATTCCGGAGTGAATACTGGCTTTTCATTTCCTTGATCAAGATTTGTTTCGTCTACTTTTACAAAACGAATCGCAACATCAAATAGAAAACCTTCAGTAACAAGTACTTCAATCGATTCTGGTCCAATCACAACTGCTAGTGAATCTGTTACTCGTGTTTTATTCATCAATTCCATTACTTAATCACCAACTTTTCTGTCCGGACAAGTTCCGCACCTTTGACTTTCTTGCCAGATTTAAGCAACTCTTTGAGTGTTTTTTTGTCCGGCGCAAGCGTCACTTTTTTTGTAAAATATTTTTTCGGAAGGTCGTCTTCGTTGACCTTGACTGATTCTGGATTCTTAGCAATTTTTATAATCAGGGCACCACTCTTAACTTCGGTTTGCCCCGTGACATTCATAGCTGCCATAATGTTATCCTTTACATAATCCAGCTTTTTCTGTGCCACCTGTTTCTTGGCTTTGAAGCTCTCTTCCTCAGCCTTGTACATGGCCACGTCGGCTTCTAGATTCTTGATAACATGGGCATATCCTTCTGCTTTCTGTTCGAATTGTTCTTGCCAATCGATAGCCTCAAGTGTGTCCGTTTTTGTTTCGTCATCAATATCCATTTGATAAATTGTCAGAAACTGACCTGTCAGTTCGTATAAACTAGCCATTTTTTTCTACCTCTCTGATTTTGTTTGTGAGTTTTGTTAGTCCAATACCTGATTTGGTTAAATCAGCGTTGGACGTAAATAAATGATTTTGATTCATTCTAGCAATTTCGTTTTTAGATAAACATGCCAGGTTTAAAATATCATAGTTTGTTTTATCACCGTCCAAGAAGACAATCGAATGCCCTTTTGGTATTGGCCCGTGATGTTCCTCCCAAACCTTGCGGTGTTTCAAAACCCATTGATTAGGTTCTCCAATCTTTTCTTTTGGATAACCGTCTGTTGTGTAGTTGATAGTACCGACAGGTACATAATTCGGAGGTCGATTACCTTTTTTGAACTGCCCGCCGTTTTTTGGCATATTGGGGTACTTCTTCCCCTTATTGTGAGGAGTCTGACCTTTCTCGAATCTTCCTGTCAAACCACTATGTAGATTATTATTTCTTCGATAACTCTTAATCTGTTTCTCAGTCAGTGATAATCCAAATTTTAGGTTCATTTCATTTGCGACATCGCGAGAAATCTTATTTTTTTGGATTGACACAAGGTAATCATGTTGTTCTTTTGTCAACAATTTACCTTGATATACTTTTCCAACAGGTAACCCTAAACGTCTGCGTACTTCTCCTATTTGAGTCTTGGTATAGGTCGTACCAAATTTCTCATTTAGTAACCTGGTTACTTCAGGAGTTAATCGGCCAGGGCATATCTCATGCATGTACTCTGTATACTCATCCTTCCAGCAAAGCGATCGGGGCATTATCCTCACCTGCCTTATCTTTGAACTTCTTAGCATCCAGGGCGAGCTGTCCTGCTTGTAAGATTTGGCTAGAGATAGCGACCATCTGTTTTGAACGTTGGAGTTCCGTCTTTAATTCATCTGCAGTAAGATCCCTATCGTCCAATGTTTCCAACTGGGCGAAAAGAGTATTGGTTAAATCTGTCAATTTATTTCGAACCATCTACTTCGTCACCTCTTTCATCAATTTATTTGCTTCTTTGATTAACAAACGCATAACATTGCTATCCGTTTCTTTTTCTGCTGCTCTTGTCAGCATATCCACCCACTCACGTCTAATATCATTCTTCCAATCAACCAACTCAGTGAGTGCCTGTGTATGGTTATAGTAAGGCGAGTAGTCGTATGACTTATCTTCCAAGCGAACGCATCTACCTGCCTTGATGTCTTTGGCCAGGTTCGCTCTCACATTACTATTTGTTGTACCAACGACCTCAGCCACTTCATCATATGAGGCAGCAGGGTGCTCTCTATAATATTCCCTAATTCGTTCAGCTTGAGTCATGTTTCTCCTCCTTATTTCAACCCTTCAGGCGGTTCTACATCATAAGTAAATTGCTTATCTGAATTTCTCAGATTCATCCGTGCAACATTGTTTGCCATCAGCTGGCGCTCTTTTTGTTTCATTTCAGCGTGGTCATCTAGTTTATTTACTAGCGACCATAGTCCAATTCCTACGATTATTACCAGGTAAATGTATTCCATCATTTTTCTTTCTCCTTTTCTTTGTAGATTGCTACGATTTTCTTCAAGTCTGCGATTTCTTGATTCGCTTCTTGAAGTTTTTCCTGTGTTTCAATTAGTGATTGATTGAGGTCTAAAGCGACCTCTTTCCAGTCGAGATTAGTTTCTTTGACCTCTTCCGAAAAATAGTTTTTGATTCTTGATAGTAGGTTCATCCTGCTGACCTCATTTTCTTGCTTGTTTCCATTTCTTTTTTCCAAGCTTTAGTTCCACGATATTGCAAGTATTCATAGAAACCTTTAATCGTTACAAGTTGTCCACTATCCAAAAGATGTTTTTGCTGACTAGGGAGTTTTTGCATTTCTCTTCTTCGCTCTCCTGCTTGTCGTTTTGAACATCCAAAGATACGTTTTAACTCTTCATCATTAGCAGAGACTTTTTCAATGATCACGTCTTTAATTCTCACGATTTGAACTGTTTCCATTTTTGCTCCTTTCGTGTTATAATTTTCTTGAATAATTTTGTCATGCGCCTGATTGCCGTCAGGTGCTTTTTGTTATCTTCTAGAATGTCTTACTTTCCATCGCCCTGAGTTCTATCTCATGGCTGACTTGTTTCAATAGCTTCTCACACGCTATTTTTGCTTCTCTGTACGTTGTGTTTTCGCTGATGAAGTAATCAGCAAGTTCTATGATTTTATCTTCCAATATTGCCTCCAAAAATCAGCCTCAATACCGATGTAATATCCTCCTAAATTGCTATAACACTCTTGACTAGGACCTCTCACCGTTTTAGTCAAAATTCCAATAGAAAGGAGGAGATTTTATGAAATCCTTTAAAGATTTTCGAGAATCTTTAACAGCTGAAGATATGCAAGCTATCTCTGCTAAAGCTAATGAAGCTACTAAACAGATTGACCATACAGACGGATTGCAACTGGGGAAGGTCAGTGGTTTGACTTCTGTAATAACTACTATTGAGTTACTTGAGAAGTATCATGAATGGCTTCATAGCTAAGACGCTTAAATTCTTCTAAGTCTATCTGAAAATTGATAGGCTTTTTTTGTAAACACTCAAGAAAACTAGTGTTTCTTAAAAGTTTTTCAACTAACTCAGGGTCGGCCTTTACAAAGGTGGACTCTTTTTTCCCACTATACGGATATCGTCTTGGTCTCATTTTCCTACTCCTCAAATCTTTCCTACTCAATCCCATAATCTTCAATAACCTGAAGAATGAAACTGTTCGCTCGTGGACCTTTAGTCGTTCCACTTAGAATGTTTGTCACTTCCTGTCGTTTAAAGCCGTAAGCAACCGCTAGAGTTGCTTTTTTAATGCCTTTCTCTTTCAAGAAAGCAATAACTCTTTCGCGACCGTTTGCGATATCTGGCATATTTTCTCCTTTCTTTTTCTTTCTTCTTTTTCTGCTATAATATAAGCAGAAAGGAGTTAACCTTATGACTTTTAAAGAATATTTACTCAAAGCAAGCAAACGCGACATCTACGATGATGGTAAAGATTTTGATTTTGAAACCATCTTTGCTAGAGAAATATTACGTTATGCACACGATTCTGAACTGGAAACCAAAACAGGTTTCTTTCGTCATCTTGAAATCATGAATGCTGATTCGTGGTTTGTTGAACTTGCTCGCTCAATTTATCAAGATTTTGAGAAATCAATTTCAGATTCTCACTAATCGAGCGTGACTTTTTTTGATATGGCAATCTCAGAAATTTACCACCAGCGCTGACTACCTTAATGACTTTTTCAAGGTGGTCTTTTTCTTGTTCTAAATTTTTAAGAATACTTACCATCAGCACGTTCCTCCTCTTTACTTATTTGTAAATAAGAAACAACTAAAAATGTAACTATTTTTTGTACTTTTTTATTGACAAAGTCTATAATAAAGTCTAAAATAAAATCATAACAAAAACACTAATAAAACTATAAATACCGTTCGCCAAAACATTTTTATAATTTATTTCTTAGTTGTTTTTTTAGTTGTAACTTACTTACAAAAACTATTCTATACTTTTTTCTAGATTGTGTCAATACTTTTTTCTAGAATTTTAGAAATATTTTTTGTGATACCCTTAGAAAGGTTGATTTAACAATGTTTTCAACGCTAGAAAAAATTAAAGAATTAGCTAAAAAAAGAGGGATTCCTCTAACAAAACTAGAAGAAAGTCTAGGATATAGTACCAATTATTTCTATACTTTAAAAACGAAAACCCCAAACTCTGAAAGATTGCAACAGATCGCTGACTACTTCAACGTATCCACCGATTATTTACTCGGTCGCACGGATAACCCAGCAATAGCAAGCGATGACAAGACAAATGAGTATCTTGGTCCAGCTGAGACTGAATTAGTCGCAGCGTTCAGAAATCAGACCCAGAACATGACCGAGGAAGAAAAGGTTCGTTTTAACAAGGCGATTGAAAGCTTGATGGTAACTGCTAAAACCCTGATGGACGATGACAGTAAGTGGAGGTAATTATGGTTAGAGAAATTATTTCACGTAGACAGTACATCCGGCACTGGGATTACGCCGTCCCGGTGATCGAAGCAGTGTCTCGACAGAATAATATTCCACTTGAACAAGTTACTTTTCAGCACATCATCCGTTACTTTGAACAGACTTACAACCTTCATTTTATCTTCTTTGAAAAAGATCCGTTTCCTATGCTCCCCTCAGCCGGTCTACTTGGTTCTGAATACATTAGATACCGAGGGCTTGTCAGTAACCCAGATGTTACCTACTTAGATGATATCATCTGTAAACACAATGACGGCTTTACCATTTATAGCAAAGAAAAAGAAAAGTACCTTGTTTATATCAATCAAACACATATCAAAAGACGGGTTATATTTACCATTTTGCATGAATTAGCCCATATTGCAGCCCATTTTAACACAGGTCGTTCTAATGAGGTCGCCCTCGCTTGCGCTAACAACTATCAGAGCAATCCGCTAGAGATAGAAGCTAACGTCATGGCCTCTCTCTTTTACATCAATAATGAGCGCATGGTCTGGCACCTCAAAAACAAGCACTCGTACGAGCAAATTAAACAAGCAAATACAATCAGTGATAACGCTCTTTTTAATCGATTAGTTGATTTTGTTCATTATCGGATATTGAGCTATGATGAACATTTATTGGACGATCAACAGCAACGACGAGCGGCTATTGACCTCGTTACAAAATACAAGCGAGGGAACAATATCTTACAAGAATATTATGATATTGACGTGTAATGCTAAAAGCAGATATGATAGCTGGTGCATTGTGGCGAAGTATTGAGAAAAAACTCATAACCTCTTCGGCTATGAGTAAAAAAAAGAGTATAAAGATTTTTAAATAGTTATTATTTTGGAGGTTATTATGAAATTTTGTCCTGAGTGTGGCAATCCAGTAGAGGGCTACAAGTTCTGCCCAAATTGCGGTTATTCTATCGCTAGCCAATCAGAAACCGAGCAACCTCAGCCAATCACTAAACCAGTCTCTCCGTCTCCCACTCCCACAAAAAGTAGACGAACAGATAAAGTCGGACCACTTGAGATTGATAGATATAATCGTACCTATCGTATTCATGGAGCTCAAAAAGCAAAAGGCTCTTCTGGCTTGGTCGGAGGAGCAATTAAAGGCTCGGTAAAAGCAGGGCTTGCAATGGGAACGATGGGATTGTCTTTGATACCGTCCTTGATCAAGAAAGATAAGAATGACACAGATTGGTATTCGTTCGAGGATTTAGTATCGTACGAATTGATTATCAATAATCAAACGGTTGTTTCTGGAGGAGTTGGTCAAGCATTGATTGCAGGCGCTATGTTTGGTGCGATTGGCGCTGTCGCAGGCGGTATTGTTGCAAAAAGAAAATCAACTTCTAAAATTTTAAACATGACAGTCCGTGTAACCTCAAATGACTTCACCAAACCAGTCGTATTTATTGACTTGATTAGAAAGCCAGTAAAGAACACTTCGAAAGAATACAAAGAAGCCGTCGAGAACGCTCAGCGAATCATGGGAGCCTTGGATGTTATCGTTCATAATTCGTAAATAAAAAAATCCCCACACTCGCCATCGCCAAACTTTGAGTGTGAGGAAATCATGTATAAGAAATAACCATTCAAAAGGTCGTTTTCTTATACCCATTTTATCAAAAAGTGAGGTTAAAATCAATGTGGATGGAAGAATTACCAAACGGCAAATATAAATTTTTTGAGCGATACAAAGATCCATATACTGAGAAATTAAAAAAAGTTTCAGTAACCATGGAGAAGAAAACTCCCCAGGCAAGAAATCAAGCTGCTATCTTGTTGCAAGAGAAGATAAATAAAAAACTTAGCACAAAACAAGTAGAAAGCATTACATTTGAAGAAATCTATAACCTTTTTTATAAATCATGGGCGCAAACAGTAAAGGAATCAACAAAACATAATTGTAAATCAGTTGATAAGAAGATGAAGGAAGTCATACCATCCGATACCATACTTGCTAATCTTGACAGGCGTTTTCTTCAAGAGGCTATTGAAAAAATTATTGAAAGCAACGGATATATTACAGCTAAAAAAGTACGGCATAGGCTCAGAGGTATCTTTAATTACGCTGTTCAATACTCTTACATTGAAAACAACGAGGTCGATTATACTACGATTCCTCAAAAACCAAAGACTTTAGAAGAACTGGAAAAAAAGCGTAACAACTTTCTCACCATGAAAGAAATAAAAGCACTTGTCGATGTCCTTAATCGTCGAGAATATCACCAAAAGTACGCTGATATGGTTCTTGTGCTGACATTAACTGGTATGAGATATGGTGAGTTAACTGCCTTACAACTGAAGAATATAGACTTCGAAAACAACAAAATTGAGATCACAGGTAATTTTGATTCAGTAAACAAAATCAAGACGCTACCAAAGACTACAAATTCAATACGGACAATCAAAGTATCAGAGAGTGTCATAGAAGCTATTCAAAGACAAATAGTACGACTTAGCGAACGTTTCCAGCCATTGTCAAGCGATGATTATATTTTCTGTTTTGAAAAATGGAATCAACCTACAACAATAGCTTGCTTCATACAGATATTAAAAAAATATGGAAAACAGGCCAAAATAGAAAAAAACTTATCTAGCCATATTTTTAGGCATTCTCATATTTCGTTTTTAGCAGAGTCTGGCCTCCCAATAAAATCAATAATGGATCGAGTTGGGCACTCAAATGCAAAAATGACTTTGGAAATCTATTCTCATACTACTGAGGATATGGAGGATAAACTGGTCAATAAATTAGATACTATTTTTTAATTCTGCCCCTTGGTTGCCCCTTTTTGATTTCATAACACAACAAAACCCCTTGAAGATATTGATAATTCAAGGGGTTGCTTTATATCG